GATCCTATGTGGATGACATCAGTTCGTATTCGCTGGGTCAAACGTAACTCTGTAATCAACTTACCCTTGCTCTATTCTTTGGCTAAGAAAACTAAGCCTGTAACACCTAAACAAGTTGAGTCAAATAAAGCTCTAGTCATTCTCTGGTCAGATTTACAGGTAGGCAAAGTAGATCATCGTGGTGGTGTTGATGCCATGATTCATCGTGTCGCACAGACACAGCTTGCACTAATCAAGAAAGTAAAGTCAGTCAAACCTGAACGCATTATCTTCTGTGATGTAGGTGACACGATAGAAAACTTTGGTAACGCTGCAGACCTGCATCAGCTACAAAGCAACGATCTAAGCATTATGCAACAGATAGATTTAGCAACATCTTTAGCCTGGACTTGTCTAAAGGAACTGAGCAAGTATGCTCCTATAACTTATCTATCTGTAGGTAGCAATCACTGTCAATGGAGAGTCAACAAACAGCGTGTAGGTAAAGCAACAGACGATTGGGCTATCCATATAGGGAGAACACTTGCACGACTTAGCAAAGAAGTAGGTTTAGACATAACCTTCTTTGAGCCTGCAAGTCATGACGAATCGTTAGCCTTAGATGTGTTTGGTGATGGCTTTCATGTTCTTGGTATGGTGCATGGACATCAAGCGAATAGACCTGATGCTGTGCCTGATTGGTGGCGTAAACAGGCTTTCGGTAAGCAACCGGTTCAAGCTGCAACAGTTCTAGTCAGCGGACATTTTCATCATCTTCGTGTCGTAGAGTTAGGGTCAACTCAGCGTGGCAGTTCAAGATACTGGGTTCAGGCTTCAACGCTAGACAACGGATCTAACTGGTGGAGAACATCGCAAGGTGAAGATAGTCAGCCAGGCTTAGTATGTTTTGAACTGCAGAAAAACACAGACTTCACTGGCACAGTTTGGAAGTTATAAGGGGCTGAAATGGTTTTGACAGTCTGTAAAGCCACAAGTGGAAGCAGATTGGACTCGGGTTCAATTCCCGACAGCTCCACGAAAAGTAAAAGAAAGAAGGACAAAATGCCTGTTTATCTATTCATGTGTTCTAATTGTGGGGTAACTCAGCAAGTAGTCACAGACATCAAAACTGAACCTGAAGCACCCTACTGTGGGTTGTGTGAATTGGTTATGGTTAGGAAGTTTGGGATACAACACATCCGCTTCAATGGTGGCGGTTGGGGTAAGGATGCCTAATGAGATCACGCATAGCTGTAGCAATCGCAGTAATCATAAGCCTAAACTTTGGGGCTAACATACCTGGTCAAGCGATAGTTCAATCAGAGCAGGTGCAACAAATCAATCTGAAACGTGAACTGTATAAATCAAAGCAAAAGTATCTTCTGCCTAAGATTGTTGCTTATGTCACAACCAGAGCAAACAGGACACCTTATGTCTTTTCAGGTGTGACAACACAAGGCTGGGACTGCTCAGGGCTAGTCAGATACACTTACAAGCGCATCGGTATCATCTTGCCCCACTCAGCTAACGCACAGGCACATCTAGGTAAGCGTGTAAGCAACCCTAAATACGGCGATGTTGTTGTCTTTGCTTATAAAGGCCGAACAGATTTCTACCATGCAGCAATCTATCTAGGCAACAACCTGATCATCAACGCAAACAGAGAATACAACACAACAGTCATAGAGCCTTTGACAAACTTCAAACACTCACAAATCCGTTATGTCAGGATAATAGGACAATGATTAGAGAAGTGTGTTCCTGTGGCGCAGAGTTTGAAACAGACGATAGAGATGCTGTTCAACTTGTCAAGACTTGGCGTAGGACACACAAACATGCAGATAAGCCTTCTAAGGCTGATAGCAGGGACAGTTCAACATTGACTAACACTGATGTCGCTTTAGGCTTTCAAGCCATCTACGACCAATACAACGACCCGAATAACGATGATGAGTAGATTCCCTAAACCTTGCCTAGTATGCAAACAACTAACAACAGGTGCAAGCTACTGCACACAACATTTAGCGATAGTCAATGAACGTGAACGCATAAGACAAAACGCTAGAAAACAGGGGCGCACCCTATACAACGATGCAAGATACAGAAAGATAAGGGCATACCTGAAAGCCACAGCAACCCACTGCCACATCTGCAAGCAACCCTTTATCAACCGAAACGACATCACTGCAGATCACTTAATACCAGGTGACATCAACAGCCCATTAGACGCAGCTCATAGCCTGTGCAACTCTAGGCGTGGAAGCAAGCCACTGACCTAAACACACATCTCAGTAACTAAACGCTCACTCTCAATGCCGTAGGGCATCAATGGGGGTGGGCATTTTTTGTTTTAACATTTTTTTTTTACACCCCGCACCCAAAATCTTGCAGGTGTCTGCAGTTCGGGGGTTAAGTTGGATTAGGCTTAGGGCATGGCTAATCCTGCTAAACCTTTGGAAGTGAAAAGGGCGTTGGGCAATCCTGGGCAGCGTAAGTTACCTGACATCAATGGCACTATTGCTTTGAGTTCTGGCAGGGTTGAACCGCATCAGCCTTTAGATTGGGCTGGGCTGTTGTTGTGGAATCGTGTATTTGGTCAGGGGCAGACTTGGATTAGCCCACAGTCTGATGTTGAGTTGTTGTTGTTGACTTGTAAGCAGTTAGATCGTCAGGTCATGTTGGAACGTCAGTTTGTTGAGAAGCCTGATGACTATCATGTTCATCGTCAGCTGTTGGATTTGGAATCGGCTATTGTCCGTAATTTGAGTTTGCTTGGTTTGACTGTTGATGCTCGTTCTAAGTTGGGGTTGGCTGAGATTAAGGCTGAGTCTAAGATGGAGCAGTTGCGCCGTAGGCAAGATGAGCGTGAACAGGTGATTGTTGTTGAACAGTCTGAGTAGTTGGCCGCCTGCTTTGGTTACGCCTACGAAGTTAGAGTTTGGTTCTAGGGGTGCTGATGCTGTTGATTTCATAAATACGTTTGTGACTTTGACTAAGGATTCTGTTGCAGGGAATACAGGTTCACCTATTCGCCTTAGATCGTGGCAGGAACAGTTGTTGCAGGAAACGCTTGAACTTGATGAGCGTGGGCTGTTCAAGAAAAGGACTGCTCTTTGGGGGATGGCTAGGAAGAATGGAAAAAGCGCTTTAGTTACAGGTTTGGGTTTGTGGTTTTTGTTTGATGGTGATGATGGTGGTGAAGTTTATTCTTGTGCAGCTGAGAAGGAGCAGGCAAGAATTACTTTTGGTGATGCTCGCAAGATTATTGAGCGTGAACCTGAGTTAGCTGGTATGTGCAATATTTATAGGGATGTTATTGAAGTGCCTGCTACCGGTTCTATTTGGCGTGTGCTTTCGGCTGAAGCGTATTCTAAGGAAGGTTTGAACCCTAGTTTTGTGGTTATGGATGAGTGTCATGCGTTGCCTAATCGTGAGTTGTGGGATGTTATGCAACTTGCTCAGGCTTCTAGGAAGCAGCCGATGATGTTGGCAACTACTACTTGTGGTGTAAAGACTGATAGCTCTGGGCAGGATAGCACTGCTTATCAGTTGTATCAGTATGGGCAGAAGGTTGCTAGGGGTGAGATTGATGACCCTAACTTTTACATGGCTTGGTGGGAAGCACCTATGGAAGCAGATCATAAACTGGAAAGCACTTGGATTGCAGCTAATCCTGGTTATGGTGATTTGAACTCTAAAGCCGATTTTGAGTCTATGGTGAAACGGACACCGGAAGCAGAGTTTAGAACTAAGCGTTGCAATCAGTGGGTGAGTAGTCAGAACAGTTGGTTGCCTGCAGGTTTGTGGGATTCGTTGCAAGCTGATGTGACTGTAGATGATTTTGCTGATGTTGTTTTGGGTGTTGATGGTTCGTTCAATGGTGATACGACTGCGATTGTGGCTGTAACTGTGCCTAAGAGCAAGGAAGATAAGCCGCATGTTTGGTTGGTGAAGGCTTGGGAGAAGCAGGCTAATGACCCTGATGATTGGAGAGTGGACACGCTTGAAGTGGAGCAGACCATTATTGAGTTTGCTCAGAAGCATCCGAATACTAAAGAGATCGCGTTTGACCCTTTTAGATGGCAAAGAACTATGCAGGCTTTGATGGATTTGGGTTTACCTATTGTTGAGTATCCTTCAACAAGTGCTAGGCGTATGGTTGGGGCTTGCGCAAAGGTATATGATTCTGTGACTGAAGCGACTTTGACTCATGATGGTGATCCGTTGCTTGCCAGGCACATTGATAACTGTAAGTTGAAGATAGATAACTTGGGGCCTCGTATTGTGAAGGAGTCTAGGGCTTCTTCTCGCCGTATTGACGCTGCAGTGGCTTTTGTTATCGCTTATGACCGTTCAACAAGTAAGATTGATAGTGATATAGTTCCTGAGTTCTTTCAGTTTTAAGGATGAGTTTGCTACCTACGATTTTGCAGGCATTTGGTATAGCTGTTGTGGCTTTCGGTGCTGGTTTGATTTTTGTTCCTGCAGGTGTTGTGCTTGCTGGTGTTGGTGTGTTGTTGTTTGGTTTGGCTTTAGATAAAGGCGATAAGTGATGCTTCGTAATCTTGCAGGTGAGTCTAGGGCTATCTCGTTTCAGAGTTTGTGGGGTGCAGGTGATCTGACTTCTTATGAAACTCAGTCTGCAGCGTATGTTGATTACAACACTTCGTTGACTGTAAACGCTGTATGGGCTTGTGTGTCTTTGATTTCTGACACTGTTTCGGCGTTGCCTGTTGATACTTACATTAGGCGTGATGGTATCGCTTTCCCTTATAGACCTAAGCCTGCTTGGGTTTCTAAACCTGATGTTGCTATTCCTAGTGTTGCGTTTTGGCAGCAAACCATGATTAGCCTTCTTGTTGATGGTAATGCTTTTGTGCGTTTGTTCAGGGACTCTAAGGGTGAAATCATAAACATGGTTGTTTTGAATCCTTTGAATGTTCAGGTTAGCCGTAATGCTTTGGGGCAAAAGTTTTACACTTCTACTGTTGAAGGTAACAAGGTTTTATCTGGTGATGAGATGCTTCACATTTCGGGTTCTATTATTATGCCTGGCGAGTTTAGGGGTAAATCTCCGATTGACACTTTGCGTGAAAACATAGGACTTGCTATTAGTCTTGAAAGTTTTGCAGCTCGTTTCTTTGGTCAGGGAACTACACAGAATGGTGTGATTGAGTATCCTGGTGCGTTGACCGCTGAACAGGCTGAGAACTTGTCTAAGAGTTTTGACAGACAACACAAGGGTTTCCGTAAGGCACATAAGACAGGTATTTTATCCGGTGGTGCTACTTTTAAACCGACTATGGTTGCTAACGATCAGGCACAGATGCTTGACTCTAGGCGTTTGGCTGTTGAAGATGTTGCGAGAGCGTATCGTGTCCCTACAGACATGATTGGTTTAAATAATGGTGGGCAGAGTTACAATTCTGTGGAAGCTAAGAACATCGCCTTTTTGACTCATACGCTTAGACCCTGGTTGGCGAAACTTGAAGATGCTTTCTCTACTTTGCTACCTGATACAGCGTTTCTTGCGTTTAGCACTGATGATCTGTTGCGTGGCGATTATGCTACCCGCATTGAAGGTTATGCGAAGCTGTTGCAGAATGGTGTGATGTCTGCTAATGAAGTGCGCCGTAAAGAGAACATGCGCCCTGTTGATGGTGGTGACATTGTTCGTGTTCCTTTGACTAACGTAAACATTTCGGCTGCTTCTTTGACTGAAGATGAAACTAAGGTTGCTATGGCGCAAAAACTTATTGGACTTGGATTTGTCCCTGAAGATGTTTTGAAGAGTCTAGGTTTATCACCGATTGCTCATACAGGTTTGCCTACAGTGCAACTACAAAATCCGACTACTGTCCCTGCAGGCAGTTATGAAACAGGTGAATAAATGCCGATAACTCAAGCTGTTTATGCTGTTGGAACTTCTGTAGTGCAGGTTGTTGCTCCTGATACTTCTCCAACTAGGGTAACTTTACATAATCTTGAATCTACTGCTAGCAGACAGATTTGGATTGGTGGTAGTGGTTTGGTTCAGGGTCAATCTGTTCATCTCAATTCTGCTGTTGTTTTGCAACTAACAATGGATCCAGGTGATTCGCTTTTCGCTGTGACTACTTCCGGCACATATTCTCTTGGCGTGATGATTCAGAAGCAGGACTAATGCCATATTTTATTTCTAAAACTGATTCTGGTTGGGACACTGTGAAAGAGGATGGAACTGTTTTGGGTTCTCATCCTGATAAGAAGA